TCTGGAGGCGGGGCGATGAGCGTGCCGGATGGCGCGCTGGCCGATGCCAAGGCCCTTCTGCGCGTGGATGCCTCCGACGAAGACGCGCTGATCGAGACGCTGATCGGCGCGGCGATGGGGGTGTGCGAGCGCTTCACCGGCCTCGCGCTGCTGGCGGCAGATCGGAGCGATGCCATCACCGCCGGGCAAGGCTGGCAGAGGCTCCCCGCGACGCCGGCGGCGGCGATCACCTCGGTCGCGGCGCTGGCTGTGGGCGCGGTGGCGACGCCGCTCGCGGTGGAGGCCTATGCGATCGACATCGATGCGGCGGGGGACGGCTGGGTGAGGCTCTCGACTCCGGTCGTGAGTTCGCGGCTACTGGTCGGCTACCGGGCGGGGCTGGCGGCGGACTGGCCTTCGCTGCCCGAGGCACTGCGGCAGGGCGTGCTGCGGCTGGTCGCGCATCTCTATACGCATCGTGACGTCATGACGGACGCACCGCCCGCCGTGGTCGCGGCGCTGTGGCGGCCGTGGCGACGGATGCGGCTCGCATGAGCGGCGCGGAATTCGCGGGCACGCTCACCGAGCGGGTGTGCCTCCAGCGGCGCTCGGGCGGGCGCGACGATCTCGGCGGGGCGGATGGGGCGTGGAGTGCCGGCGTCACCGTCTGGGCGTCGATGGCTTCTGTGACCCCGGCCGCATGGGGGCAGGGCGACCGGCCGAACGCTGCGCCTCGCTGGCGGGCGACGATCCGGGCGATCGGCGCGGGTGTCCTCCCCGGCGACCGGCTGACATGGCGGGGGCAGCCTTATGCCGTCCGCTCGATCGAGGCCGATCCCGCCGCACCCGACCGGCTTCTTCTCACTGTGGAGGAGGATCGATGACCGATTTCGCAGGCTTTGCCGTGGCCGTCGGCGCGGCGCTGTCCTCGGCCGAGATCCGCGCGGCGACGGCGATCGCGGCGGAGGTGCCGGCCGATGTCGCCGTCTCGGTGGCGGAGGGGGGCATCCGCCTGGTTGGGCGGGCGCTGTCGCAGCGGTCGCTCACCGACGCGCGGTTGCGCGACTTCGCGGGACTGGTCCGATGACCGGCGCCGCGATCGCGTTGCAACGCGCGCTGGTGGCGGCGCTGAAGGCCTTGGCGCTCCCCGTCTATGACGGCCCGCCAGCGGAGGCCGTCTGCCCCTACATCGCCATCTCGGACGGCTCGACGACCGACTGGAGCACCAAGACCGAACGCGGCCGCGAGCATCGCCTCAGCATCGCGATCTGGGACGATGGCCAGACCCCCGCCCGCCTCCACCAGCTCCTTTCGGATGCGCAGGACGCGATCGAGGCCATGCCCCGTGCGCTCGACGGGCACCGGATCGTCAGCCTCGCCTTCCTCCGCGCCCGTGTCGTCCGCGATCCGGACGGGCCGTGGGCGGGGCGCATCGATTACCGCGTCCGCATCCTCGAAACCTGAACCAACCCCTTCATCACCAAGGAGAATGCTCATGACAGCCGAAAGCGGCAACGCCTTCCTGCTCAAGGTCGGCGATGGCCAGCCCACGCCCGGCTACGCGACCGTCGCGGGGCTTCGCACCACCCAGCTCTCCATCGGCGGCGAGCTGGTGACGATCACCAACAAGGATAGCGGCGGCTGGCGCGAGCTGCTGTCCGGCGCCGGCACGCGCAGCGTCTCGGTGGCGGGCAGCGGCGTGTTCACCGGCTCCTCGGCCGAGGCGCGGCTGAAGGCCAACGCGCTCGCCGGCACGCTCGACGATTATCAGCTCAGCTTCGAGAGTGGCGAGACGATGCAGGGCCGCTTCCTGCTCTCCAAGCTGGAATATAGCGGCGATTTCAACGGCGAGCGGGCCTACACGCTGGCGCTGGAATCCTCCGGCCCGGTGGTGAGCCAGTGAGCGCCCCGGCGAACCCCGCGCGGGGGGAAACCGCGCTGACTCTCGGCGACCAGACGCTCACCATCCGCCCGAGCTTCCAGGCGCTCGTCGCGGCCGAGCAGGATGTCGGCCCGCTCTTCGCGCTGGTCGAGAAGGCGGCGGCGGGGCAGCTCACGCTCGCCGATACGGCGGCGCTGATCTTCCACTGCATCGTCGACAAGCCCGATGCGATGACCCGCGAGGCGCTGGGGGAACTCATCACCCAGACCGGCCTCGCCGCGCTGACGCCTGTGCTGCGCACGCTGCTCGGCCAGATCATCAAGGGCAAATGACGTTCGCGGAAACGGCGGCGCGGCTGGCGGGGATCGTCGGCGCGCTGGCCGGCTGGCGGCCCGACGAGTTCTGGGCCGCCACGCCGCAGGAGCTGGAGACGCTGCTGGCGGCATTCGCGAGCGCAGAGGGGGCGGGCGCACCGCCCCCCGATGCTGCCCTCATCGCCGCCTTGAAGGAGCAATTCCCCGATGGATGACACGATCGAGACGCTGATGGTCGGCGTGCGCGCCGATACCGCAGCCTTCGCGGCGGATGCGGCGACGATGCAGGGCTCGTTGCAGGGGGCGCTGGGCTCGGGCGCGAGCAAGGCGGCGACGCTGATCGAGAACAGCCTCGCCAAGGCGATCCGCACCGGCAAGCTGAGCTTCGAGGATCTGGGCAAGACGGCGCTGTCCGTCCTCTCGCAGATCGCTGAGCAGGCGGTGAAGAGCGGACTCTCCACGCTGTTCGGTACGGGATCGGGAGGCCGAAGCGCCATCAGTGGCGCGGCGGACGACTGTGGCTGTGTCTGGGACGAGAAAAGCATCACCGGTGGAGGGCTGCTGTCTCTGGGGACCGGCTTACTCGGCTCGCTGCTGGGGCTGCCCGGTCGCGCGACGGGTGGGCCTGTGTCGCCGGGCCGCGCCTACCGGGTGGGCGAGAACGGACCGGAAACCTTCGTGCCAGCCTCGGCCGGGAGCATCATCCCCGCGGGCACGTCGCCCGCCCGCGAGGTGCGGGTGGCGATCAACGTCAACGCGCCGTCCGGCGTCGAGCCGCAGGCGCTCGCCCGCTCCAGCCGTCAGGTCGCCCGCGCCGTCAGCCGCGCGCTGGCGCAGGCGGAGCGCTGAGCGATGGGATATTGGCTCGCGGGAGACGGTGATGCGGAGCGGGCGCGGCGGCAGTCGGCCGGGTGGATCAAGCGCTTCGATCCGCGCTTCTGGACGGTCAACTTTCCCCGCCCGATGATGGCCTCGGTCACGACCACCGCGCCCGATGCGCTGCGTGTCGATGCGGTGTTCTATCGCAGCAACGATCTCGCCGGGTTGATCTGGGATGCGGTGGACGAGATCGACCATCCGCTGCTCCGCTACGAGACGGCGCGGGATTTCCGGGGCTGCGTGCTCAGCTTCCACTGGCGATCGGGGGGCATGATGCCGCTCGATGCGGTCAACGGGCCGACGCTCACCATCGAGGGGCGGGATGCCTCGGGTGCGCCGCGCTCCTGGTATGTGCGGCTGTGGAACTATGCGAAAGGCAGCACGCAGGACGCTCAGATCATACTCGATTTTGATGCGCTGGAGGCGGGCTGGGCGCTGCCGGGCGATCCCGTCTGGGCGGGGGATATCGACCGCCTTTTCCTCTCGCTCGTGCCGCCGGGCTTCACCGCGGCGGAGGGCGAGCTGGCCGCGCCCGTCGAGGCGTGGGCCGAGCTGACCGGCATCACCTGCACGGGCGCAGGGGCGACGCTCTCGATCGGGGACGGGCTGGTGCCACCCCACGGAGTCTTCATCGCGACGGGCTATGACGACGCCTATAACCAGACGCCCGCGCGGCTGCTGCGGCAGGCGCTGCACCTCGGCTATCGCGACACGATCAACCATTATGTGGGCATGAGCCATTATTTCCGGCTCGAATGGAATGCGGGCGCGGGGCTGCATCTGATCAGCCTCGTCGGCGGCACGCTGAACGTCGCGGCGACGGCCTGGCATCGCGATTTCCTGCGGCGGACGACGGCGCTCGGCTTTGGCGTGATCCTGTCCATGTCGTATGAGCTGCTCGATCAGCATTGCTGGAACGACTGGAAGCAGCGCGCCGCCGACGGGGCGCAGGCGCTGACCGGATGGGATCCGCCGTCCACCCTGCTGTCGCCGGCGAATGCGGGCGCGATGAACTATCTGCGGCTGGTGGCGGGCGCCTTCGCGGCGCTGGCGGCGGAGGCGGGGCCGGTGCGCTTCCAGATCGGCGAGCCCTGGTGGTGGACGCGCGCCGACGGCACGATCTGCCTCCACGATGATGCCGCGCGCGCCCTGCTGGGAAGCGATGTCGATCGGGTGGTGAGCGTCGCCGGAGCGCTCGACGACGGGCAGAAGGCGGTGCTGGACAAGGCCGGGGCGCTGCTCGCTTCCACCACGGCTCAACTTGTGGCGGCGGTGAAGGCGGTCGCACCGGGGGCCGAGACGCTGCTGCTCGTCTATCTGCCGACGGTGCTCGATCCGGCGATGCCCGAGCTGGTGCGTGCCAATGTGCCCGAGGGCTGGGCGAGCCCGGCCTTCGATCGGCTCCAGCTCGAGGATTATGACTGGGTGCTCGCGGGCAACGACGGCGCGAGCGGGCGGGGCGCGGCGGTGGCGACGGCGCGGCTCGGCTATCCGGTGGCGCGGCAGGACTATTTCGCGGGCTTCGTGCTCAACGCGCCCGATGCCGCCGCCGACTGGCCCCGCATCGCGGGCGCGCTGGGGGCGGCGGAGACGCGCGGCGTGCCGCGCCGCTTCGTCTGGGCGCTGCCGCAGGTGGCGCGCGACGGGTTCACTTATTTCGACGTGGGAGAGGGGCCGGTGCAAGCCTTTGACGATGTGGATTTCCCGCTGGCGCTCGGCCGCGAGGCGAGCGTCACGCCTGCTTTCTCGACCGCCATCGTCACCACGGCGGCGGGGGCCGAGCAGCGCAATGCCGACTGGGCGGACGCACGGATGCGCTTCGATGCGGGGCCGGGCCTATGCTCGGAGGCGGATGTCGCGATGCTGCTCGCCTTCTTCCGGGCGCGGCGCGGGGCGGCACGGGCGTTCCGTTTCCGCGATCCGTTCGACTTCAGCTCGGGCGGGGAGGCGCCTTCGCCCACCGACCAGATGCTGGGCGTTGGCGACGGCACCACCACCGGCTTCGCGCTGGTGAAGCGCTATGGCGACGATGATCCGCAGCTCCGCCCGATCACCCGGCCGGTGGCGGGGAGCGTCCGCGTCGCGGTGAACGGGGTTGAGAAGGCGAGCGGCTGGGCGCTGATGCCGGGCGGGCGGATCGTCTTCGACACCGCTCCGATGGCTGGTGCGGCGGTGACGGCGGGGTTCCTGTTCGACGTGCCCGTCCGCTTCGAGGCGGACAGCCTGGAGGTCAGCCGCTCCACCTTCCTCGCGGGCGAGGTGCCGAGCGTGCTGCTGATCGAGGTGCGCGAGGCATGAGCGGGGTCGACTGGCTCGGGCAGGAGCTGACCACCATGGCGCTGTGCTGGCGGCTCGATCGGGCGGACGGCGTGACGATGGGGTTCACCACGCACGACCGCACGATCACCCTTGGCGGCGTGCCCTATCAGGCGAGCCCCGGTATGTTGCCCTCCGCCGTGCGCCAGTCGGACGGGTTCGATGTCGACACGCTCGACGTGGACCGGGCGCTCACCGCCGACGCCATCACCGCCGACGATCTCGCGGTCGGGCGGTGGGACGGAGCGGCGCTAACGCTCTTCGCGGTGGACTGGAGCGATCCGGCGGCCGATCCGCTACCCCTCGCGCGCGGCGAGATCGGTGACGTGTCGATCAGGGACGGCGCCTTCACCGCCGAACTGCGCGGGCCGACCGCGATGCTCGAACGACCGGTGGTGGAGCAGACATCGCCCGATTGCCGGGCGTCGCTGGGGGACAAGCGATGCCGGATCGACCTCGCCTTCCGCCAGCGGATGGCGCGCGTGGTTGCGGTGGAGGGCACGGGGCTGACGCTCGATACGGCCGAACCCTCGGCCGGGGCCTATGCCTATGGACGGCTGCGCTGGCTCGACGGGGGGAATGCGGGGCTCTCCGCGCTGGTCGCCGGCTCCGACGGAGCGACGCTGACGTTGCGCGATCCGCCGGCCTTCGCGGTGGAGGTGGGAGCGCTGGTCGAACTCACCGAGGGCTGCGACCGACTGTTCGATACCTGCCGCAGCCGCTTCGCCAACGCCGATAATTTCCGGGGCGAGCCCTATTTGCCGGGCAATGATCTGCTGACCCGCTACGGCACCGGCGGATGAGCCCGGCCGAGGCGCGGATCGTCGCGGCGGCGCGGGGATGTGTCGGCGCGCGGTTCCGGCTGCATGGCCGTTCCCCGGAGACGGGGCTCGACTGCATCGGCGTCGCCGCCGTCGTTTACGGGGTGGCGGAGACGCCCGCCGGCTACACGCTCCGGGGCGAGCGGCTGGCCGATCTCCTCGACGGCATCCGGGCGGCGGGGCTCCATCCGGCCGAGGGTGAGGCGCGGCCCGGCGACCTGCTGCTGCTCCGCCCCGGCCCCTTCCAGTTCCACCTCGCGATCCTCACCGATCGCGGCTTCGTCCACGCCGACGCGGGCCTGCGCCGCGTCACCGAAGTGCCCGGCGCACCGCTCTGGCCGCGCGTTGGCCGCTGGCGACACCCCTGAACGCTCGAAAGGATTTGCATGGCGACGCTCGTGCTCACCGCGGTCGGCTCGCTGATCGGCGGACCGATCGGTGGCGCCATCGGCGCTCTGGTCGGTAACTCGATCGACCAGGGCCTGTTCAGCCCCAAGGCGGCCAAGGGAGCGCGGCTCGACAGCCTCGCGGTGCAGGCCTCCTCCTACGGCACCGACCTGCCGCGCCTGTTCGGCACGATGCGCGTCGCGGGCAGCGTGATCTGGGCGACCGACCTCAAGGAGAGCGAACAGACCTCCGGCGGCGGCAAGGGGCGGCCGAGCAGCACGAGCTATTCCTACTCCGCCTCCTTCGCGGTGGTGCTGTCGGCGCGGCCGATCCGGGCGGTGCATCGCATCTGGGCGGACGGATCGCTGCTGCGCGGCGAGGCGGGGGACTGGAAGGGTGGCATCGGCGCCTTCCGCCTCTATCTGGGCGACGAGACACAGCCGTCGGACCCGCTGATCGCCGCCGCCGAGGGGATCGACGCCACCCCCGCGCATCGGGGCCTCGCTTATGCCGTGTTCGAGGATCTCCAACTGGCCGACTTCGGCAATCGCATCCCCTCGCTCAGCTTCGAGGTGGAGGCGGATGCCGCCCCGGTGACGCTCGGCGCGATCGCGGCGGACCTGTCTGGCGGCGAGGTGGGCGGTGCGGACGGGCCGGCGCTGATCGGCTATGCGGCGACGGGGGACAGCCTGCGCGGCGCGATCGAGGGGCTGGCCGCGGCGCTGCCGGTCGCCTTCGCGGACGATGCGGCGGGGCTGGTGCTCGTCGACGAGGGCGCGCA